GGTCAGGATGGTAGCAATGGGGTAAATATAACGATAACGCCCGCTTCGCAAACCGTTACCCGAGCTATATCGGGAGAATACTCCCCACCCATTCCAATTGTAGTAAGTGTAACTGAGGGCGGTATAGACACACCATACACCTATTCCAGTACATTAGCAACTAATAAAACTTTCGATATTATTTCTCCAATAAATCAGACAAATCCCACGGGTAATCCGATTAATTCAAATGGAACGATTGCATTATTAACTCCAACTGATATAGCTGGTTCTGTAGTATCATTTAATGTAAGATATAAAGATTCTAAGGGAACTACAGTTTCTAATATTCCACAAAGCCACAGTATTAATGTTGCATTAGATGGACAAACCGGTCCGGGTGTGGTGTTTACAGGAGTTTGGGAAGTAAGTAGAGCATACCAATTTAGCACAGGAGCAGGAACAGGTCGTAGAGATGTTGTGTTGTGGAGTTCAACGGGAAATACACCATATGATACATACTATGGGGCAATCAGACAACATACTTCAGCAGCAGGAAATGTTGCAAATGGCGCACCACATCAACCATCTCAAACGGGTTGGGAAAGTTTAGGAACGCAAGATTTATTTGTAGCAGCAAAGATTGGTTTGTTTGAAGAATCCTATGTGCAGAATACATTAAATATCGGGACAAATACCAATGGAGGAATATCATCGGCAAATATAACGTTAGAAGGTGGAAGTGCAAACCCATATATATCTATAGGACAAAGTAACTCACTTGCTTCGCAAGGATATGGTATTAATGGTATTTTTATAGGGGTGGTTAATGATAGTGGCACAAAATATAAAATGTCGTTAAAATCTGCAACAAACTCTCTATTATGGGATGGTACATCTTTAACTGTTAATGGCGGTGGAACGTTTAGTGGTGATATCTCCGCAGCTACCGGAATATTTACAGGAGGAATTTCAGGTACTGGGTATACTTTAAATAATTCAGGATTAAGTTTAACAAACGCAGCTTCATCTATATCATTGGGTAACGGGGTTACGTTGAATAGTAGTGGATTAAGTGGAACGGGGTTTAGTTTAACTACATCAGGTGTAAGCGCAACTGCAGGAACAATTGGCGGATGGTCAATATCATCTACGGAATTAGCAGGTGGTTCGCCATCAGGTGGTGGTAATGGTTCATTTACATCTTCTGGAATTAGATTAGGTTCTAGTGGTTATATTTCATCTAAAAACTTTTATATAGATAGTTCGGGCACTGCAGTATTTAAAGGAGATATAACTGGAGCAAGTGGAACATTTGGTGGTGCAACAATTGATGGTAATGGTATAACATTTGGTAATTTTAGATTAGGTAGTACTGGTATTAATTTTGCAATTAATAATTACAATTCCGAAGTTCAAGATTATTCAATGTTAACACAAAGAATACGATTATATCAAAATAACCAAAATCAAGGAGGACACAGCGATTCATTGCAATTTGATTTTTTATATTCAGACTCTCAAGCTATACCATTGGGGGTAAATCTTAACAATATAGTTAAAAAAATATCATCATCTAGAAAATATAAGAAAAATATTGAAGATATATCTCAAACGGACGCAAATCGTATATTAAATGTAAATATTCGTAAATATAATGGTACTGAACAAACGGATAACGGAAATAAAGCAACGGGTTTAATAGCCGAAGAAGTCTACGATTTAGGATATACCGATTGGGTATTACATAATGAGTCTGGAAGTGTTGAATCTTTAAATTACCAATCCATATTTGCATCTACAATAAAAGTAGTACAAGATTTAAATAGTAGAATAGAACAATTAGAAGCAAAATTAAGTGGTAGTATATAGTGGTTTAGCCAATATTATAAATTAAAATTATGAGTAAAACGAAGATAACTTTGATTGTTGAAAAAACCAATACGGGCTTTTCAGCCTATTCTGAAAATTATCCGATTTATACGACTGGGAACTCAATTACCGAATTGATAATTAACGCATTTGAAGCAACTGAATTTTATTTTAAGGAAGAATCTGAAGATTCGGTTACGGAGTATCAATTAATCATTAAATTTGAAATAGATTCAAAACAGTTTTAAACTTTAATAATAATATATTTATATACAAACTAAAATATAAGTGGATAACGCAATGATTAAAAAAACAATAGTAGTATATTCGGGAAGATTCCAACCGTTTCATAAGGGTCATTACGCCTCATATAAAAAATTGGTTTCAAAATTTGGAGTAGGTAATGTCTATATTGGAACATCCGATAAAACCGATAGTGGTAAATCGCCATTCAACTTTAAAGAGAAAGTTCAGATTATGAATAAGATGTTTGGAATACCTACAAACAAAATAGTCCAAGTATCAAATCCATATGCTCCAAAAGAAATTCTTTCTAAGTTCGATGATAACACTACAGCATATATTGCAGCAGTTGGCGAAAAGGATGCAAGCAGGCTGGGAGGTAAGTATTTCAGACCATACAATGGTGATACGGAATACGGATACGATGTAGCTGGTTACACCTACAATATACCCGCTGAAGCAAATGCAATTAGTGGAACGGATGTTAGAAATTGGTTAAGTTCAGATAATGCAGAGCAATTATTTTTAAAAGCATATCCCAAATTTGACGCAGAAATTTATAAATTAATAACAAATAAATTAATTAAAGAAGAACTTGTATGGGGGTATCCATCCTATGAGGACGTTAAAGAATTAAAGAGAAACCTAGACAAAATTCGTTCAGCCGCTACTACAGATGATTCATATGTATATGAGCCAGTAAAAGAACAGATTGGAAACCTAGTATATGAAGCTGATAAATTTATAGATAACTATTTTTCAGAAAACGAATCAGAAGTAGAACTTGATAACATATCGAAGGAAGATATTAACATAGATGTGGATAAAGGCGATACCGTATTAATGGGTAAGTTTAAAAATAAAAAAGTAGTTGTTAAAAGTATTGGTAACGATGAATATGGAATGCCGACAATCAATGGTAAAAAGGTAGCAACATTTAGAAAGTCTAAAACTAATGAAACTCTAAATACAAAATCAAATAGTAAAGCTAGGATCGTAGGTGAATTTATTAGATTCGCAAAACAGAGATTGGAATTAAATGGATTTCCAAAGGGGTTAAGAATGATAACTGATTCTGAATTTCCTAAGCAAATGAAATCATTTGGTGGATATAATCCAGATAATGATGAAATATTTGTATATGCTGGAAATGATAGAAATATAGTAGATGTTGTTAGAACATTAGCTCATGAGTTAGTTCATTTGAAACAAAGACAGGATGGTAGAATATTAGGACCCGAACAAGGTGCAACCGGATCTGATATAGAAAACGAAGCAAATGCGGCAGCCGGAATATTACTCAGAGATTTTGGTAAACGTAATAGATACATATACGAAATCGATAAATCGCAATTATCCAATATCGAACGATATGCCGATTCACAACTAGCGCCGGCTGATATTGAATTTGCTATACCTCACTTTTTCGATAGACTAAATGATCCAAGAAATGGAAAAGAAATAACGGATGCCGAACTTACTGGGTTTTTCAAAAGATTATCTAAACACAAGAAAGATTTTTTAGAATTTCTAAAAAAATATAAAGAAATAGTTGTTAAGGATAAACGAAATAATTTAAATATTCCATTCATAAAATCTGCAAATAAAGTAATTGCAAAAACTATAATGAGGAAATCGGATTTCAAAACATATGATTATACGTTGGTAACTGAAACGGATAAGACGGATATGGAACGAGAATTGGTATCTCTTTATAACAAAGCATTTAAGATGTTCCCAAACTCACCAGCACAATTAAAGGTTAGGGTGCAGATTGATAAACTCATAGACCAAATTGCTAAATCAAACGATAAAAATATAAAAGAATCCATACTAAACGATGCGGTTATAGGTGATAGTATAGTATGCGATGGGTGTGCATGGAGCTGGAAAATATCAGAAGGCGGAGATGATACATTTATGTGTCATAGATGTGGATATGATAATAATCCAAAAATAAGTGAATCTATATTAACCGAAGGGGGAGCATATGGACATATGAACCACCCATTTGATACTGAAATAAATTTAACGTTTGGTCAACTGAAAGATATCGTTAATAAAGCATTGGATGGTGAGTTGGAACTTACTCGGGAAAAGACAGATGGGCAGGCACTTGCTATCTCTTGGGTAAATGGAAAATTAGTAGCAGCTAGAAATAAAGGGCATCTTGCAAACAAAGGTGCAAACGCTTTAGATGCAAAGGGGGTTGCCACTAAGTTTTCAGGTAGAGGAGAATTAGAGAAAGCGTATAATTTTGCAATGAATGATTTATCTAAAGCCGTTAGCTCCTTATCTGAAAAACAGAGAGACAAGATATTTAAGAATGGAGCATGTTTTATGAATTTAGAGGTAATATACCCAACATCTGTTAATGTAATACCATACGGACAACCTCTACTAGTCTTTCATGGAACGATGGAATACAACGATAAGGGTGAAGCTATCGGTGAAAATCAGAGTGCGGCAACCATATTAGCAGGTATGATTAAACAGGTAAATCAAAATGTTCAATCAAACTATACGATTCAAGGCCCGCCTGTCACACAACTACCAAAATCACAAAACTTATCAAAGTTAAAAGCTGGATATATTTCTAAGATTTCAAAATTACAATCTAAATTTAAACTAAGTGATAGTTCGGGCATAGCGGAATATCATCAGGCTTGGTGGACTGATTTTATTAAGAGTAAATCGCCTGAACAATTAGATGCCAATACTTTGAATGGATTAGTAAGAAGGTGGGCTTTCTATGATAAGGGATTCAGACTGGATAGTAAGACTATATCAAATACTAAAGTATTAGAATGGGCACAGAAAATAGATAAGGAAGACCATACTAAAATTGCAAAAGATAATATTAGACCATTTGAAGATATTTTTTTAGGAGTTGGGTCCGATGTGTTATCCTTTATGAGTTCAGTTTTAACAGCTAACCCAGATTCGGCTATACGAAATATGAAGACCCGCTTAGACCAAACCATAGCCGATGTTCAAACAGGAGGTGACCCTAAAAAAATAGCAAAACTTAAATTGGAATTAGAAAGATTGAACGCTATCGGTGGTAAGGACAAAATTGTTCCAAATGAAGGTATTGTGTTTATGTATAACGGAAACACCATGAAGCTAACCGGAACATTTGCACCATTAAATCAAATTTTAGGTTTATTTTATTAATGTTGTAAAATAAAATAGATATATATATAAAACGTTACAAATAAAATATTATGGCAAAAAGAAAATCTTTTGAAGAAACAAATAATCATATACACCCAACTCGTAAAAAAATAATAGATACGGTGTTCGGTAGGGATACTGATAATCAAACAGTATTTGGGTATGAGAAAGAAGCTGAAGAAGTAAAGGAAATCGGCGAAATATGGACAGATACCGATGGCAATAAATGGGAACAAAAGGATGGATATAAAATATCCGTATCTCAATTGGATAGTGTAAGATCTTATTTAGAAAAATTAAACACTTGCGAATCAACGGATTGTAACACAATGCAATACGGATACGCTGATAAGAAACTAATTCGTAAAACCGGAATGTGTTCAAAGTGTTTGTCTAAATTTGAAACTAAACTCAGAGTTGATGGAACATATCCATTTTATGTGGATTATAAAGTAACCAGAAATCAACTGGCATACATAACCGAATTAAAAATGCGATTTGAAGATGCTTTAGCCGGTGTATCTAAAAAGTTAGAATTCGTAAATGAAGATGGAAGTGTTGAAAAGTGGAACTATGATGTGGATATAGATACAATACGAAATGATTTGCAGACTGATATAGATGGCGCAACCGAAGCAATTGAGGCTTTGCTGGAACGTAAATCAGCATTGGAAGCTAAACTATCGGAATTAAATCATTCAGAACTTATAAAAAAATAAAAATATGAAGTTAATAAAAAATATCGCAATAGTGGTATTGATTATTTACATACTGTTACAATGGTTTAATCCGGGCGGTGTTATGCCTGGTGGTAGAATAATTCGTATAGAAGGAAAGAGATATGAAGTAATTAAGCATAAGATAGATACTGTAAATATAATTAAGAGGGAGGTAGTAACCAAAAATGGAGCTGATATATATCATGAAATTATTATCGAAAAGAAGGTTGTAATACCGACAATCGTAGATACTGCATTTTTACTTAAAGATTATTATGCAAAATTTATATATAAGGATACTTTAATCTTAGCCGATTCATTAGGAGAAATTACCATAATGGATACTATAACTCAGAATAAAATATGGAGTAGAACATTTATAGCAAATGTAAACTCAAAAGTTATTAGAGAAACAACAGTAGTAAATAAGCCAATACAACCTCAAATATATTGGGGATTAAACGGTGGATTTAATAAATCAGATATAGTATCATTTATAGGCACAGGTGTAATGCTGAAAACTAAACAAGATAAAATATATCAATTGAATTTAGGGGTAATGAATAATGTAGTTGAGAACAAACTAATGCCTGCCGTTGGATTCGGCACATATTGGAAAATTAAATTAAAAAAATAATGAGTGTACAGGGGCAGCCGAAAAAGAATTTGAAAGAAATAATAGCAGAGGAGTATAAGAAATGTGCAGTAGATCCTATATATTTTATGAAAAAATATTGTGTGATTCAACATCCCACTAGAGGAAAAGTTCCATTTCATTTATATAAATTTCAAGAAAACTGTTTGGATGATTTCAAAGATAATCGATTTAACATTATCTTAAAATCAAGACAGTTAGGATTATCAACTCTATCGGCTGGATTCATATTATGGAAGATGATATTCAATCAAGATTATAATGCATTGGTTATCGCAACAAAAGTAACGGTAGCTAAAAACCTTGTAGAAAAGGTTAGAGTTATGCACGATTTATTGCCAGTATGGCTGAGAGATGGTGGTAGTTCATCAGTTGAAGATAATAAACTTTCTCTTAAATTAAAAAATGGTTCACAAGTAAAAGCAATCGCAAGTTCTCCAGATGCAGGACGTTCTGAAGCCCTATCCCTATTAGTTGTAGATGAAGCTGCATTTATTAGAGATATTGATGAAATTTGGTTATCAGCGCAATCAACCCTATCAACGGGTGGTGCTGCGATTGTATTATCTACGCCAAATGGCGTTGGTAATTGGTTTCATAAAATGTGGGTAGAGGGCGAAAGTGGTGCAAACGGATTTAATCCTATAAATCTTCATTGGACTGTTCATCCGGAAAGAAATCAACAATGGAGGGATGAGCAAACACGTGTTTTAGGAATAAAGGGCGCTGCACAGGAATGCGATTGTTTGTGGGGGGATTCTAGAGTTCAAATTAAAAATTTGGAAACTATGGAAGTGGACTATTATACTTTGGAAAAATTGTATGATATTTTATAATTTATATAGTTATACGCAAGAATGTAATTGTGGAAAATATGAATTATGTAACAGAAGGCTGGCAAAAGATAAAGAAATCAATAGAAATTATTGATAAAATTTATTCATTTGATGAAACTAAAAGTTTACTATTAAATGAGTATTATTATGAAAATTATTTTGGAAAAGCTAAAAATAGAACTTTAATAAAGGATAATCCAAAACTATATAAATCAATATATTATCATAGTAGTATTTTAGAAGATGCTATGAAGAACCACAACAGATATAAGGGAACGTATAATTTTAAATTTAGATTAAAGTTTATAGCTGAAATAGATGGTGATATAAATAAATTGAAATGTAATTGTGGAAAAACATATTCTTGGAATGTATATTGTAGAAGTTGTCCTGAATACCATAAAACTTGGTTAGGAAAATCCCATAGCGATAGTACCAAAAAACTTATGAGATTATCAACAATTCAGTATTTAAATAAAACTAATGGGCAGGTATCACCTAGATATAATATTAATTCAATACCACTAATAGAAGACTACGGTAAACTATATAACTATAATTTTCAACATGCTGAAAACGGAGGTGAATACTATATTAAAGAATTGGGTTATTTTTTAGATGCATATGATGTTAAAAAAAATGTAGTTCTTGAAATAGATGAAAGACATCATTTTGACACAGATGGTAAACTTAAAGAGAAAGATATACAGCGAGAGAAGGAAATAACCGAATTGTTAAAATGTGAATTTATACGGATAAAATATGAAAACTGATTATATATTAAAACTCAATACTAAATACGAAATAATGACGCCGATTGGTTATAAATCATTCGGTGGTATTCGCAAATTAGTAAAGAGTGATTGTTATGAAATACATCTATCAAATGGGCATAAATTAAAATGTTCTACAACTCACAAATTCGTAAAGGATGGAATTGAAATAAAAGCTGATGATATTCATGTTGGCGATTATGTCGATGGCGATGATGGCACATATATTTTTATAGAAACAAAAAAATATATAAAGGAAGATACTACATTATTTGATATCGTAGAGGTCGCAGATGGTAATATATTCAATGTAGATGGTATAGTTTCGCATAATTGTGACTTCATCGGGTCTGGCGATACCGTAATCGACCCGGCATTATTAACATGGTATAAAGATACATATATAATGAATCCCGTTGAAAAGAGGGGATTTGATGGAAATCTTTGGATATGGGAACATCCAAATTATAATAGACAATATATGATATCTGCTGACGTAGCACGAGGCGATGGTTCGGATTATTCCACTTGCCATATCATAGATATTGAAGATAGTTCTCAAGTTGGAGAATATAGAGGTAAAATTGATACAAAAGATTTTGGTAACTTTTTAACAGCTCTAGCAACTGAATATAATAATGCTTTATTAGTAGTTGAAAATTCTAATATAGGATGGGCTACCATTCAGCAGATAATTAATAGAGGATATCCGAATCTATTTTATATGAGTAATGATTTACAATATGTGGATGTTGAAAGGCAGGTAAGTAATAAGTTTTATAGAAATGAGAAGCAAATGGTTGCCGGATTTTCTACAACATCCAAAACTCGTCCATTAATAATATCCGCATTGGATAATTATATGAGAGATAAAGATATCCTAATTCGTTCTAACAGATTAATAGATGAGTTGTTTACCTTTGTTTGGCATAACGGTAGACCTGAAGCAATGAAGGGATATAACGATGATTTAATTATGGCATTATCAATTGGATTGTGGGTTCGTAATACAGCATTGAGATTGAGGCAAGAGGGTATAGATTTAACCAAAAGTATGCTAAACGCAACTACAGTTCAAACCAATATGGGAGTGTATTCATCAAATTGGCAATCAAACGGAAATCCATACGAAATGGATAACGGTAAAGGTGAAAAAGAAAATTTAACTTGGTTGCTTGGATAATATTTATATATTTATAATCATACTAATAGAAGATGAACGAAGATTTAGATAAATGGTTTAAGCAAAAATGGGTAAACATCGGCAAAAAAGTTGATGGAAAACACCCACCATGTGGAACTTCGGGGGAAAAAAGTGGATATGCTAAATGTGTTCCCGCTGCAAAGGCAGCTGGAATGAGTAAGAAGGAAAAGGAAAGTGCTACACGGCGAAAAAGAGCAGCACAGAATGATGCTGACAGAGGCGGTAAGAGCAGTAGGGGACAGGGTAAAACGCCAATATATGTTTCTACTAAACCAAAAAACGAAGATATGACGTTAGAGCAAAGATTGAATCTATTTTTAGAAAAAAATTGTCCAACCGATTCCGCAAAATGGTCAGCATCCAAATCCGCAGCCAAAAAGAAGTTCGATGTATACCCATCCGCATATGCAAATGGTTGGGCTGCTAAAAATTATAAAGCTAAAGGTGGTGGTTGGAAAGTTTGTAAAGAGGCTGTTATAAACGGAGAACTATGTGAAGATTGCTGGAGTGGATACAAACAAATAGGAATGAAAAACAAGGGTGGTAAGCAAGTGCCAAACTGTGTTCCGATTGGAGAAGATATAAATTCGGATGATGATGTAAA